GTCCAGATTGTCAAAGACTTCGCCACCGGTGCCGACGGGGATACCCAGATATTCGTGCATATACGCCCGCAGGTTGGTTTCCTTTAGGGCCTCAGCATCATCAAAGAACTGTTCGCCCAGCCATGCCGGGGGAACTTCGAGATAACAGCTCCGGTGCCGCAGGGCTTTCCGGCGCGGGGTCAAAACGTACTGATTGGCCCAGTTTTGGCGGCTGATCGGCGGGTTGAAGGATTTGAAAACCACGAACTGCGTGCCGCCACGCATAACGGACTGCTGAACACTTCGGATTTCTTCCTCACCGGCGAACTCGTCAAGCTCCTCGAACCATAGGTACTTGAAGTAACCACGGGAAACCTTGACGGATTTCAGCTTTTTTGCCTTGTCCAGACCACGAAACAAAATGACCTGCCCCGTGGGCTTGTAGGTCAGCTTGTAGGGGCTTGTGGTAGCTTTCCAAAGATCGCTCACACCCAGGGCCTCTATTCCCCATAGCACCTGTTCAAAGACAGACGTGCCGATGGTGGAGGCCACCTTACGGAACACAATACCGTTTGCAAGGGGGTCTTGCATGATACCCAGCGGGAGCATTGTGCCGATGAAAGAGGACTTTGTGGAGCCACGTCCGCCGTACAGATCGTAGTAGGTATGTCCGCCGTTCTGGATGTCCCAATAGACCGGGTAGAACTGAGGGGCGATAATGTCCGACAGCTTAGTGGATTCGTCAGCCATCCGTACCGCCCGCCTTGCCGTCCAGACCCTTGAGCAGATCGTTCACGGACTGGGGATCGATGTCAATACTCTCCATGGAGCCTGCATCGGGTGCAACGACCTTGGGAATGTCGCAAATGATGTTGATTGCCGGGGCCTTTTTGCCGTTCTCCTGCGGCTTGTCGGCATCCCATGCGCGGAAATTATTTTGGAGATTGAACCGCGCACCGTTACAGCCGTCCCGGTCATATAGACGCATTTCTGCGTAATTTTCGATTTTTAGTTTTGCCGTTTCGATGATCGCCCGGTACTCACCGCGCGCCTGATAATTCAAAAGCGCCTGCCGGGTCGTAAAGCCCAGCGCAAGCGCGAGGCCAGTAACGGTCAGCGGCTTCGCGCCCAGAACAACAGGTTCACCGTATTTATCGAGAACAGGCGTTCCGTACTGATCGGTCAGGACTTCGCCCTTGCAGTCCGCGAAATAGGCATCGATTTTGGTCTGCATTTCTTCGGGACTGTTAAACTTTCGCTTGTTTGCCATCCGTGACGCTCACCACCTTTCTGTCTGGATCGAGGCCACGCTGCCAGGATCTGCAGCCGCCTCGTCGTGTAGCTTTCATGCCCCGGCCCGCAGATCCGGTTTCTCGTCTACGGTGTTCCGGGCCGGGGCATAGGGGGTCACTTCTTGCCGGACTTTTTGGCGGGTGCCTTGGCTGCAGGCTTCTTTGCGGCGGGCATCTTGGGCAGCACGGCCTTACGCTCACCCGCGGACTTCACAACGCCTGCATTGGCGGCATCCATCGCACGGGCGTATGCCTCAAATTCCTCACGGGTCTTAGGGGTATAGGGGTTCTTTGCCATGGTGTTCTCCTCCTGTTTTATTTCACAACGATAACCGCGCTGCGGTCAATGATGTTCTGATAGCTGTGATGTACCGGGCCGCCGGAAATGGCGTTATAACCCATAGCAAGGGCATAGATGGACGCGTTGCCGTTCTTACCATTGGTGAAGCTGCCAACCGCCCTTGCAAACTTGGGGTGTGTCCGGGCGAACGTGGTTGCCCGCTGTTTCAGCTTGTCGTAGTCAATGACACGGGCCGTAGCGGGGTTGTAAATCGCCTTAATTGTTGCGCCGGAGCCATAACCGGTACTGTGCCCGCCGTTCATGTCGAAATAGGTGCCCGCACCGGACATCTGGCCGCCCTTCTTACCGCCGACATAGTTCAGCTCGGAATACTTGAAAGTGTCGGCAATCTGCTGTGCGGTAAGCGGGAAATTCGCATTAACACTTCGGGCCATGATCTGCGAATTAGGGATATTGTTCTGCTGCATGAACTGAGTGAACTGCTGCTGATCCATGACCTGCGGCGCACCGTTCAAACCAACCTGATAGACAAACCTCTGCGTCTGATCGGGGATGTCGTTCAGGAAATTGGGCATATCCACCGTGCGGGAATCGATAACGGCCTGCGCGAGCTGATCGTCCGTCATAGCGGCGACCTGTGCCAGTGTGGCGGTTGCCTGCGCGGCGGTCTGCAATACATCGCTAGGGTTCAACTGCTGAGGCTGCGGCGGCTGCTGTTGTACTAACTGGGGCTGCTGCGGAATAGGCTGGCCGGGGTTGGCTACCAAACCGCTTTTACTTCCTCGACCACCCATATTCGGGGCCTCCTTTGCGGAAAAATGAGCATGAAAAAAGGACGCATTTCTGCGTCCCTGATATTCGGGGTTTTGGGTTACTTCTTCTTAGGGGCGGGCTTCTTTGCGGGAGCCTTGCCACCCTTGGCGGTGCCGTTGATCTCGTCAACCGCGCGCTGCTGTTCGGGGGTGTTCTTGCTGACGTTGGTAATGGCGTTACCCGTCCAACGGTCAACCTCGCCGCGCTTGATCTTGGGTGCCTTGTTTGTTGCCATAGTCTTATCCTCCTTAATCGACTTCTACGGTAAGCACGAGCTGCTTCTGACTACTGAGGTAGTTCGTGCCTTTCTGTCTTACGTTCACGGCGTTGTCATACCGAACGCCGACGACTTTATAGTTCTGACGGCCTGCGCTGGGGGCCATGACGATCTCAGCGATGCGACCGCCGGGGCCGTTACCGGGCATCATAGCCTGCGTGCTTGCCTTGGCCTTGTATTCGATACGCACCGCCCGGTTCATAAAGGTGTCCTTGGAACTCTGCGGGGCGTTCTTGAAGTTGTTGTAGGACGTGGAAACCATGCGCTCCTCGCCGTAGGTTCTGCCCACCAATGCGCGGGAAAGCTGGGCGACGGAGGCCTGAGAATAGTCCTTTGTCACACCTGCCTGCCGGAGCAGATTGTTGACGAAATCGCCGTGGTCGTACCGGGTCAAATTCACATTGTAGCCCAAATTGTGCATAGAGGCCATCATGTGACGGTAGGTGTAAAGCTGGTTCGCGTTCATGCCTGCGGTCAAGGGCTTGCCCTGAGCTGCGTTCTGCATCATCAGGAAATTCATGTTCTGCGACATGGAATAGTTGGTGCCAGCTTCTTTATCCGCCCGCAGATATTGGATCGTTGCGAGCGTCTGGTCGATGGTTAAATTCTGTTTCTGGAAATAAGCCTGCCCGCCGTAGAGATCGTGGAACGGGGCGTTATCCGTAGCAGAAAAGACGGAACTGTTCGCCGCCTGTGCCTGCTGGGCCGTCGCTACGATCTGCGGGGGCTGCTGTTGCATCTGGAATACCTGCGGGGCCTGCGTCTGCTGGCCGTATCCGCTGCTGCTGCCTCTGCCACCCATAATGTTATCACTTCTCTTTCGTTCGGTCAATAGTTATTCACATTCCCGCCACTTACTCTGAAAAGCCTTAACGGGAATGATGTTGTCATTTTCGCAGCACTTGGGGATAGACCCGTACAAAACGATTTGCGACGGGTTCAAGCGCTGTTTCATTTCGTTGTAACCGGCCTCGAAATACTCCGACGCGACCCGGCTGCCCTGCGTTCCGACGGTGGACACGGCGACCATGCCGCCGACCGGCTCACCGTCAAAGCACCAATCGAAACTCGCTTCGTCGCTCCAGCTGATCGTCGGAATGACCTTGATCCCGCACTCCTGCCAATACGCGCCCAGCCAATGCTTGCGGTAGTGGTTATAGATCTGGATTGCAAGCGGGAAATCAACGTAGGTGGAAAAATCCGGGGTGCAGACCGCTTGGAACTTCTGCAGCATTTCGGTGTATGCGTCCGGGTTCTTCCAGAGCCGCATAAACTGGTAGTCGTCAACGAAAAAGTGGATACCGTGCTTTTCGGGTTCATCGCAGCCCTTGGCAAAGTTAAAGCTGATCCAATGGTCAACCGGGAACTCTGCCGCTTTCAGCTCCGGGATACGGTAAACGCCCACGCCGGGGTAAATCCGCTTATTGAGATTTTCATAATTTCGGGATTGCCGATAAACCTGCATTTGGTGCCTCCTGGGTAACGAAAAAGGAACACGCCGGATACTGCCCGACGTGTTCCCATTTTGGCTTGTGGTATCATGCCCAAACCGTTTAGGCTGTTCCCTCTGTCTGTACGAGAACGTGTAAGGGCGGAGGCGTTTCCCTTACGCCCTCACGGTTTATACCACCCTAGCATTATAACACGGTTGCCCGTAACAAACGAAACAACTTGCACGGATTTCGCACGCGTGCGATGCTAACGCGTGACCGTGCGTTATTGCAACACGGATCTGCGTTATTAACGCGTTAGGTTTTGTTATTGCGCAGGGGCTTTCTGTTCTTCGCCGTCCAAATACCGGTAGCAAATCATTTTCACGCTGCCCTCCGTGTTGCCACCTCCGACGCGGCGGGCGACGTTCTGCCAGCTCATGCACTCAGCAAAACGGTATGTGAAAATCAGCCGGGTCAAGCTGTCGGGGATGTCACTGATCCACCGTTCCAGCCGTGCGCGTTCGTGGATGCACTGGATCTGTCGGGCCGCAATGATGGCCTGCAGGTCAACGATTTCAGCGGCCAGCCGTTCGACTTTGCTTTCCACCCCATGCGGGGCGCGGGGCATATCGGACAGCGGAGGGGTGGACGGCGCGCCGATCATGCCGTTAAGCTCGTCAAGCCTTTTCTGGTCGGCGGCGATTTCGCGGTTAAGATAATAGAGCTGCGACAACTCTTTCAACGTCATGTAGATATACTCCTTTCGGTGATGGTGGAATACTGCCGTTTATCGGTTGTCGCATTTCGTGTCGTCGTGTGAGCTTACTTGTGTAAACCCTCTGCAAGGGCCGTCGCTATGTCGCGGCCTATGATGTATCCGCAGATGGAGGGGCTGACCCGGTAGGCCAGCCGCACAAATCCGAGCCGGTACAATATCCAGCAAAGCAGTTTTTTCATACGCCCTCCTTGGCTTCTTTGATCCGCACTTTGAGCGACTGCAAAAGGCTTTCTTGCACGTCGTCCTTGCACTCAAGGCTGTGTATAACGTCCTCGTCCCGGCCACCCTTCACAATCAGGTGATGGACAATAACGGGGTGGGCTTGGCCCTGCCGGTGCAGTCGTTTGTTGGCCTGTTGGTACTCCTCAAGGTTCCACGTCAAGCCGTACCAAATGATGTGATGGCCGCCCTCCTGCAGGTTCAGACCGTAGCCGCAGGACGCGGGATGTATCAACAGCAGGTCGATCAATCCGGCGTTCCAATCGTCCTTGTCTTTGGTGTCCTTGTACACGCGCACGCGCAAGCCGGACTTTGCGAGGGCCTGCAAAAGCCTGTCCCGGTCGTGATTGAAGTAATAGCACACAATCGCGTGCTGCCCATGCAGGCCCTCCACGGCCTCCAGAAACGCCTCCATTTTGCAGTCATGCACGGGAATAACGTTGTGATCCTCGTCGTAGACAGCGCCATTGCAAAGCTGCAACAGCTTACTTGACAATGTGGCCGCCGTGTTGGCTGTGATGGTGTCCTCGTCGATCTGCAGCACCGCGTCGCGCTCCAATCGGCGGTAGGCTTTCAGCGCCTTGTCGTCAAGTACCACGGGGATGTCCTCATAGACCATTTCGGGGAGATCCAAATAGTCCTCGGATTTCATGGAAATGCAGATGTCGGAAATCAGCTTGTGGATTTCTTGCTCGGCTCCGTCCTTGGGGGCATAGGAAAATATCGTGGTACGGTTCCGCTTATCCGGGAGGAAATACAGATCCCGGTAGACCGATATTGTCCGGCCCAATCGCTGCCCGCCATCCAGTAAAAACACCTGCGACCACAGATCCATGAGGCCGTGAGGGTTCGGGGTGCCGGTCAGCTCGATTATGCGGTTGATCTTGGGGCGCACGGTACGCAATGCCCGGAAACGTTTGGCCCGGTGATTCTTGAAACTGCTGCTTTCATCCAGCACGACGGTATCAAAGGGCCATCGGGTGCCAAAGTATTCCACAAGCCATTGAGTGTTTTCCCGGTTGATAATGTAGATGTCGGCGGCAGTCTGGAGAGCCGCTACACGTTCAGAGGCAGATCCGAGAACAGCGGCCACTCGGAGATGCTGCAGGTGCTGCCACTTCTTAGCCTCGACCTGCCATGTGTCCTCGGCTACCTTCTTCGGGGCGATAATCAAGATCTTGTTTACCGCCCAACGATGGAATTTAAGCTCGTTCAAGGCCGTCAAAGTGATAACGGTCTTACCCAAACCCATATCCAGAAACAGACCGATTGCCGGGGTGTCAATGATCCGGTTCTGCGCGTACTGCTGATAGGGATAGGGACTAAATACTTTCGCCATACACAAGCCTCCTGCAATCCTCAATAATGGCGTTGATCTTCACGGCGCTGTCAATCGTGCTGTAAACGGTAAAGCCCATCGCGCGCAGCAGCCCATGCACATACAACTGTCGGGGCCGCTCCGTTTTCCCGGGCTGCTTCGTTTCCACAAAGACGACCTGCGCACCGGGCAGCAGAATGAGCCGGTCAGGCATACCAGTAAAGCCCGGGATCTCACATTTCAGGCACCGGCCCCCCATGTCACGGATAGGGCGAACCAGTTTCTTTTCGATGTCGCGTTCAAGCATAGCAGCCCTCGCGCGTATGCGTGTCTACATTTCCGCACTCGGGGCGCGGGCTTTTCCTTTTCTCCGTCATTTCTTACCTCCGAAAATCGTTTTACAACAACGCTCACGCGCGCGCGTATAGACGTGTTACGCACAGGCGTTTTAGGCGTTACCTATACTACCTAATAGCTATTATTTATATATCTATTATTATTAAGTGTTTAACTGTATATAAAATAGAAAAACCCCTAGAGCCACAAGGGTTTTTCGCCCTGCAACACTTTCTCACACCACCGCAACACCCGGAAAAGTGTTGCAAAACACTTTCCGCAATGTTGCAGCGCTGTTGAGTTAGTGTCACGGGGAAGTGTTTTGGACGTAGAACCCTCTTTGAGCGCCATACGGCCCACACTGAATAGCGGACTTCGCCCTGACCAATCCCGGCATCTTAGCCAGAATATTATTGATTTCGCGCGCGTCTGTCTGCCGGAAATCCTTTTGATTGCCGTTGTATAGCTCGCACCAAACCTCGATAGCGCAGATCCGATCCCTGGGCACAGTTTGGATCGTGCCCTGTGTAGCTCCCGCCCGCCAGTCGCGCCGCCGGTCGATGTTCCACTTCTGCCAATCGACGGGAATCTCGTCTGCAACGAACCGGGCAATGGGGCCTTCCTTCGGGCTGATTTCACGGTGGGCCTCCTGCACAGCGGTTGCGAGCTTGTCCTGTTCCTCGGTCAGGTACAGCTTTTCACCCATGACCCAACGGGCCTTTGCCTCTGCCCAGATCTGCCGCACATCCTCCTCAGTCAGTTCCCAAACGGTTTTCTTTCTGGGGATGATGTCGATGTCAATAGGCCAGAAACGACGGTTGCCGGTGGTGTCCCGCAGGATGTCCATTTGGTTACAGGAACCGAAGAACACACAGCTCCGGGGCTGTTCCTTGGCGTGGCGGCCATAGGCTGCACGGTAGCGGTCAACCTGCAGGGAAAGAAACTGCTTGATGCGGGAAACGTCGGCCTGCCGGAACGCCTCAAGCTCGGCGATTTCCACCAGCCACACGCCCTGCAGCAATTCCGAAGCCTCCTTACCCTCAAAGGTACGGATACTGTCATTAAGCCAGCCGCAGGACATACGGTTGATGATGGTGGACTTGCCCCAGCCTTGGCGGCCACAGAGGATCAGCATACAGTCGAATTTGCAGCCGGGGTTCATGGCGCGGGCGACGGCTGCGGTGAAGATCTTACGGGTGACGACACGGTTGTACTCCGTATCCTCAGCGCCCAGAACATCGATGAACAGGGTGTCAAGCCGGGGCGTTCCATCCCATGTCAGGCCGTTCAAAAAGTCCTGCACCTCATTAAAGGCGTGGGTGGCGGCGTGAAGATCCAGAGCAGCGTCAATGTTGCCGCGCTTTGTGATGTCGTACCGGCTCTCCATGTACCAGTACAGACCGTTGTTGTCGGTGTCCGACCACAGACGGCGCTTGCCGGATTCATCCCACGGGAGCGCGCCCAGCACTTCACCACGGCCCGCGAACTGATTCAGCGCGAATTTGCC